TTTTCTTCTTTGTCGCTTTTTTCTTTGGCTGTTGCTTTACGATCTTTGGACCGCCAAATTTGTTTTTAATTACCTCATACCCCTCATTTACAAGCTTCTGCGCTTCTTCTCTGGATAGGGTGTTGCAGTAATGATTTTCTTTTTTTAATACGATCATAATGTCCTCTACTTAATACAACAGGCGATGACAAAGCCACCGCCTGTTATTGTTATCGCTTATGGATTGAGTAACTCAATTCCTTTCACTTGATTCGCAGTAGTTACTTTTACTCCGTAGATCACGTCGGCAACTCAAATGTTACGCTAAGTTTTTTATCTTAGCTCTCAAACTTTCGTCTGAGTATCGGCATACCTTTTCATCTCGTAAGATGGCGCGGCCTCGTGGGAGAATTATTGCATCTCCTATGCTCTGCCCCTGACCCATATGGCCTTCGGTTCGGGTTAGCGTATCTTTTGACTTAGCCTTCCCGCTTAATTCCGCGCTAATAATTAACATAGTCACCTATGCTAACGGCAATTCACTAAAGTAGTCTACCTTAGTGCCTAAGTAATCAACAGAATATTCACTCTGCATTCTAATGTCTTGCTGCACTGCTACAGCTACACTGCTCTTATGAGCAAGGTAACCAGCATGCGTGTTAGTTCCTGTTGCACTAGAAATCAATGAGGTTTGAAATACTGGGATTCCAAATAAACTTGGAAAATTACCAGATAAATCTCCACCAAATCCGACTCCAGTTGCACCAGCACCACCGACATTTCCGCCACCCACAACAAATGATCGTGAGTTTAGTAAATCAGCATACATCAATGGATTGACAAAGAAAGCACATTCTTCTTTTGGAATGTCATTTGCCATCAATGTACCTAATGCAGTTTCGACATCTGCGTTGGAAAGTGTGTTATCCGCAGATAACGCCTGAGTTGTACCTAGAGAATTCAACTCAGTAATAATATCACTATCCACCGCTTTCGCAAGACCGTAAGCCATAGAAGCAGCATACTTATCAAATAGCTGTTCGTTGGATTGGATCATCGCAATATCTTCAAATAATTTTGCGGCGAATTTGTGTTTATTGATTGAGATTTGAATCTCTGTTTCTGTGTTTACGCTGTAAGTAACACCGTCATTAGCCAATTTATTTCCAACAGCTACTTCTTGTATAGATGGAAGGTGGATTACATCCCCTTTACCTTGCACAAGACTTGAGTAATCGTCAAAAAATGGTCGCATAACAAGCTGTTTATCAAAATAGCGCATGATTGCTTCTGACCAAAGCTCTGGAATCATTTTATCTAAATGTGAACCAGCACCTTGGGTGGCGTCTCCACCAAATACGTCTAAAGCCATTTTAGGCTCCTTTTATTTTTTGCGCTTGGCGTACATATTCACAATGGAAGTCCAGTTTTTTTGACGATCGTTTTTGTTCATCTTCGTCCAATCTTTCAGATTTTCATTTGCTGGAACTGCCGGGTTAGATGCAACAGCCAAACGTTGTTCATTATTGGTTAGTTTACTTGCAAGAGCGCGCAACTTTGGCATCGGTAGATCACCAAACGTTTCGCGGTCTTCATCGCTGAACGTAGAGAGGATCTGTTCACGCATTTGCGTTTCCTCAGATCTGGCTCGCTCGACAATTGGCTCTAGCTCTTGAATGCGTGCTTGACGTTCTTCAGCGAGTTGTTGCCATTGCTGTTGCTCTTCCATTTGCTTTTCACGATCACTAGCAATCTGTTTTTGCAACGTAGCGAGTTCTGCTTCTACGCTCTGACTTCTCTTTCTGTACTTTTTCGCATCTGCGATCAGTTGATTCACTTCAGAGCTTTGCTGTTCAACTGGTTCTTGGCTTTTAGGGGCCACCTCTTGAGCGACGGCTTTTTCTATAGGTGGTCGTTCAACACCTTCCGCTGGCTGCGGCGCTTCCTGTGTGGTTGCGTCTTCGGACATACTGTCCTCCTTTACATTCGTATGATCGTTGGTCGGTTTGTAAGTCTTTTTAAATTTTTCTTGATCTTGTTTGCAAAGTTGAACAGGATAGCTTTTTCTACTTTTGGTCCTAGCTTTTGTCGCTTCGCTATGGCTCTGGCTTTGTCTTTTCTAATCGTAACTCTGCTACGCTTTGTTGGCTTACCAAAACGTCCTTTTGAGTTGGCAATCATCTTCTTTGCCTGTACTGGATCGGTAATACCATAATCAATCGCTAATTCTTCCGTTACCGATGTTTTAATTAACTTAAATGACCGAAACATCGCGTTGGTTAACGTGAGGTTAGGTGGGTTGGTTTGTGTGCTAAATTGACCCTTTGCTGCTTTGCGTGCTTTTTTTAATCTTTCATATCTTGGTGTATATGATTCAAACGTTTTACCTTCAGCGTCAATACCTTCTTTGGCTTGTGATATATGCGTAAGCACCAGATCCTTGCCAAACTCTTGCAAGTCTGATTTGGTAAACTTCATTACCTCTTTAAGATTTAGTACGCTCATAATATTCTTTTATCGTTTCTGGCTTTTTATATTTTCCAGATCGCTTCTTTTGTTTGATTTCGTTGCGTGCCTGTGCGCGCTTCTCACTATATTCTACTCCAGACGACAATGGGACGATGAGATGTCGGCAGTTTGGTCCTCCTCGGTCTGTAAAAGCACCAGAGAATCGACTTTCTAGTTCATCACGAGTAAAGGGTTGCATTGCAAGTATTTCACGACATACAGGGCGTGTTTTGTTATCCAATGGACCTTCATACACCCATCGTGTTTCGTTTGTGAAATCTTCGGTCATGGTGTAGATCACTTGCTGTTGATAATTTGTCATCGCTGTATCAATGACCGTATCAATTCTGGAGACATTCACAGATCTAGCTAATCGATCTTTTATATCATCGGCACTTAGACCCAGCTGCGTACCAGTGATAATCTCCTGACGTATCCGCTCTCCTAAGTGTTCTGTGTACTTGACGATGGAGGATCGTTGTACATTTTGGAGAGCCACGAGTTGGTTTTCGGTGATATTCCCAAAAAACGGCAGATCATCCAGAAGCTGTTCCGTGAAATCCATTTGGGTGTTGATGGCGGCAGACATACCCAGATCTTCAATAAGATAGGTCGCAACATTAAGCGTAGCGAGAGCAGCCAGTATTTCCTCTCCAGATAAACCACTCTCTTCCATTTCTTGTATGTCTTTAATAAATTCATCTTCAGCTGCTCCTAATGATGCGAGATAGCTTTGTGCGGCGTCATCTATGACGGCCATAACTAACTCTGCAATCTATTTAGTAGACGATTTTCTGGTTGTTGCGGTTCTTGCTCGGCTTGTATTTCTTCAAATTCACGAAGATCATCTTCTGTGTAATCTGGATTGTGGTACATAAACCACATTTTTTTGGTTGCAAGACCATTTTTCAGACGCCAATCCCACAGTTGGATCTCTGATTCTGGGGTTACGGCGTAATTTGGCTCTAAAAAGTCTACTGAGTATTCAGGTCCGGGGTCGGCGTTGGCTTCTACTTGTAAAATTCTTCGATCGACTTCATATCTACGTGACTCCCAAGGACGCCACGTATCTTCGGTCATTGCAATATTATTATTTGTGGATTCAAGCTCCAGAATTTGCAAACTAGCTGCCGAAGGCGCATTTCCTGAGTCATTTCTGGCGTATTTTGCGCGGATATGATTGTTGTTTAGTGTGGCTTCGACAAAAAATCGTATGCTTTCGATAATTTCTGTAAGCGAACCTCCGGGCGATGTAACTCTCAGGTCGGAATCTTGTGGAAGATATAACAGTTTATCCACTCCAATCTCTACACGAGATGCATCGTCGATATTCGTAAGATACTTAATCCCCATCGCTCCATACCTAGTACAAAGTTGCAGCTCATGCATGGCCACTGAGGTGGCTAGATCACATGTTACGACATCCATTGCACCACTTCCCGCGTAAAAATCTCGTATAGGCGGGTAGCGATGGCAAAAGGTAATCGGCAGTACACCATAAGGGTTGCGATCTTGCTCATTAACAGATATTTTTTCTCCATGTTGGTCCACCAGATAGTGCATTCCGGCTCCAGCTGGTGTATCTTTGGTCCACACCGCGTGAACTGGAGTGTCCAGCCGTGCATTGCCTTGGTATTCTATCGGATATGTTACTCCAACTGGTTCATCACGGCTATCCCCCGCTACAAAAAGCGGAGTAAAATGACTTAGCACTTGATATTTAACTTTTCCAACGTTTTCATCCCAGTAACTGCGAAATGCCATTGTGCCAAGTAAAAACGTCAAACGCTCTAACAAACGTCGCTGTGCCTGTAAGTTTGCTAGGTCTACTAATTCTTTGTAGCGATCATTGACACGTAATCGAGGTGAGCGCTTGTAGGTCATTGCAATTAAGGACGCTACGCGCTTAGTAATATTGCCTTGCATGATGGGGACTTGCCGTAGTGTTTCTCGACTAAAATAATCCCCAACATAGTGGTCGATGTTGATACCTTCGTAAAAATCAAGCATGAAGTCGCGCTCTTTTGTGCGCTCATCTTCAATGTAACCTAAATGCTCTTTGAGAGACTCTTGAATTGCGTTTTCAGATAGACTTTGTAATATTACCACTCGATTATGCCAGCTGTTCTACTTTTAATAGGAAATAAGTTTACAAGGATGAAACCCAAGCAATCGTTTATGTGATCATTGATTCCATCTTTAAGTGGGACTTCGCGTAGTTGCTGGTCTTCCTTGTGTGTCGGATAGCGATAGTTTTCGTAACTACTGATCGATTTCTTGCAACGTTCAGCTACAAAAAAATGTGTGTCGCCATTGGCATCTTCAAACCAGCGTCGCATATGACTAATTCGATTGATCACGTCCCGGCTTTGTTTGTCCTTTCTACTGCGGATCCGGATACCGTATTGGCGGGCGAAAACTTGAAAATCTGAAATTCCTGTCTGAAGATTAGAACCCGCTCCCGCTGGGTCGCCAAAATACGCAGTAATGGGATATGGCAAACCTTTTACTAGTTTGGCCAGATCTTCCGTTTTGCTGTTTTCTAAAAATATTTCGTCTATCTGATACAGATCTGATAGCCTGTCGGGGTAGTTTTTACACTGGAGTACCACTGCACAGGATGTCCTGTAACCGAAATCAATTCCAACATAGGTAGGTAGCTCCGGGTTGTACTTGAGTCTTTTTTTAACTTGGGTAAATCGATCGAAGTTGAATACAGCTCCCGCAAATGAGACAAATTCAGCGCCGATTTCTTGTAGAAATGTTTCACGAGTTAATGTCCTTTTTAGTTGTTCAATGTCATCTTTAAAAAATGGCGACTCCCAGCTAGGTACTTGCCAGCTTTCCCAATCTGGGTACTTTTTGCTTTGCCCCATTTCATACAGTTTGTAGAAATAATTGTAGGATCTGGGAGTAGAGCAGAATAACGCCCAGCCTTGCCTATCTGCTAGGGTAGGTCTTAAAAACATTTCATATGTCTGACGGCTAATTAATGCCATCTCATCTATAACTAAGTAATCGATATTTTAAAAGTGACCCTTCCGGGTCAAATACCTTCGCCGATCAAACTCTCAGGTGAATCCGCAGATTTTACTGCTAATTCTGAGTTTAGACCGGATAGGCGCATAAAGTACAAGTCGCCATTGACTTCCTTTTTGCTTTCTAAGGGTAGTTTTAGTTCACGAATAACAATTCGCTTGACCTCTCTAGCTACTTTTTGAGCTAGGTTGTAACTGGGAGCTACGATCCAGCCACGCGTGTTGGGTGTTAAAAGCCACGGTATGATTTCATGGGCCGCTAAATATGATTTGCCACTACGTCTACCAAGATTGCAAACGCGAAATCTCTTTTTACTACTATGTATTCGCCGTTGGTGTGGTGTCGGGTGATACCCCAAGAGCTGCCAGAGCTTCTCTCTGTTGATTATCTGCTTGATCAATTGGATTCTCCTCAAAGCCGCACTCTTTGAGTACGCTTTCGATGTTTCCAGTTAGGTCTACTGCGGTCTTGTCGCTCATGCCAAGAAAATTTTTAGCAAGGAAGATGCTCGCACTGGTGTTTTGGTCCTCAAGGCTCATTTTTATTAGATTTTTTCTCAAAGAAAGCTTGAGTTCTTCTCTTCCGCCTTCGTATTCTGCGCGGAATCGCTTGCGTATTACGCTTTCGCTGCACTGGTAGTATTTGCCAATGTCATTGTAGGAGCAACCAAAGCTCGCAAGCATGCGAACCTTCTCTCCATCTATATCATATTTAACACCCATCATTATTACCATCGTTGGTTGACATAAACGCCTTGTTGCATTTGGCAAGGCATCGTCGCCAGTATGTTTTGGCACTGGATACGCTGATCTGTAATGCATCTGCAATTACCGGAAATGTATGTTGCAGTGTGCGTAGCTCAAATACAGCTAACTCACGTTCACTAAGCTTGTCATAAATGTCGTGAGCGCTGATCTGTAACCAGCGATCTTCTGGCGGGATTAGGCCACTGCGAAAAACTGCAAGTTTGGCGGCGTATTCTTCGCTGAGTACTATAGCATCTGATAGTATGTCGGCATCCCCATCTGATAAGTTATGCCATTGTTTGTCCATACAAGCTACAGAAAATACACACAGTAAGTGTTGACAAAAAAGGCTAAAAAAAAATTTATGAGACACTACCACGAATGGGTTGCGCTGGCCTTAGTATACCGCAAAAAAAGTGTATCAATATTAGACGGTGGATAGTTTATCCAAGGGTCGCCCGACGTGAAATTCTAAGCTGGTTGCAAATGGTTGCAAATCATTGCAAGCTGGTCGGACCCGCCGTTTCATTTCTTTTTGATTCACTCGGCGCCGTGTTGTTGTTGTTTTGGGTGTTGACAAATACTATACAATAGTATACATTTAAGCAACAAACAACCGCGGCCACGGCCGCAAAAGGGTAGACATGAAAACAATAAAAATGCCAGCGCCGCAATGGCGCACGGTCCTACAATGGATGGCCGCAATAATAGACACGCACTCAAAAGTGAGTTTTAACCGTAAAAATATAAACGGTCAAATACCATCGGAAGGCGTGTACAATGTACTAGAAGACATGGCAAAAGCTGCGGACGCTGCGAAGGAATTAGAAAAAGAAAATCAGCGTTTAAAAGCAAAATTAAATATGCTGGTCAAGTTTGAATTACAGCTAAAAAACAAAGGATAGACAAAACCATGATAAAAGATAACATGAGATATTTAACGAATTGCTGCTGGTTATCAATTCGCGGCAGTTCGTATAATGTGAAAATATGGGATAATGATTTAAACGGCTGGCGCATTATTAAACATTTTGACGGCGCGCACGGTCACAATAAATCTATAAAAAAAGCGATCAAATTCGCTAAAAATCATAAAGGATAGGTAATAACATGAAAACACGGAAGGCAACAAACCAAACAATAAACCGCGCATTTATAACCGCGCAATTAACAACCATAGCCCGCGATAACTTCAAACCCGCGGCGATATTACAGCCACTGTTAAACATTATCGCCCGCGCTTATGAGATAAACAAACCGGCTTGGGAATCGGGCGCGGTTAAAATACTAAACTGGCTTAAAGCACCAATTAAAGACGCGATCATTACGCCGTTTTCGATGTTTGCGTTTAAAAACGCTAAGCTACCCTTTTTAAGCTGGTCTACATTGCCCGGCTTTAACTGCCCCGGCGCTCTGGAATGCTGGTTGGCTGCAAAAGGTTTTTGTTATAGTCTTAAGGCGTGGCGTTATCCGGCCCCGCTTTTTAGGCAATTACAAAATACATTAATAGAGCGCTCGCCGGCTTATCGTGGACTTATTCACCAAGAACTTAAAAAGCTCTTGAATTCGCGTAAATTTCGCGGTCAAAACGTACCGTTTAGATTGTACGTTGACGGCGATTTCTCAAGCTTGCAAGGGTTGCGTTTTTGGATGGATACTTTAAAGAAGTTTCCGCAATTAAAAGCGTACGGTTACAGCAAGTCATTACACCTATTTAAAGAGCTAGATGAAAGTGGCTACCAATGGCCAACAAACTACGCGCTTAACTTATCCAGCGGCGGCATGTACCAAAACGGTCCAGTCTTTGATTATGTTAGTAAAATGCATATAACACGCGGCGAGTTTATCGCGGTAAACACTACAAAAGAAACTTTGAAGGCGTGGAAAGAAAACGCATTAACTCCGCAAATGCGCCGCGATATAAAGCAGCAAGTAAACAGCCGTAAAACGTTCATATGCCCGGGTAAATGCGGCGAATGTACGCTTATTAAAGAAAACCCCCACGCATGCGGTAATATAGAGCGTTTTAAGGACGTTAAAATTTTGATTCCAATTCATTAAAAAGGTTAGAACATGAAAACAAC